GCGATGTGTCTAAATCTTATTTAGTTGAATTTATAAATGCTAATACTAATGAAGTTTTATATTCTAATACTATATCCAATAATATGTGGACCCAATGTAGTAAAGAGTATTATGTACCTTGGCTTATTAAAATAAATGGTAAGGAACACACTCGTTTAGATTTAACAGGTCAAAGAGTATTAATTTCTTTAGAATCTAATTCTATTGGTGATACAATAGGTTGGACTCCTTATGCTGTAGAATTTGCTAAAAAATATAATTGTAAAGTTATTTTATCTACATTTAATAATAGCTGGTTTAAAGGAATTGATGCTTATAAAGATATTGAATTTATTGAACCTGGTGAGGTAACAGCATGCGTAGCACACTATAAAATTGGTTGGTTTAGAGACGATAAAGGTGGATGGAAAAATTTTGACAGACATCCACGCCAATGTAATACTATCCCGATGCAGGCAACTGCTACAGATATTTTAGGATTAGAATATAAAGAATTAAACTATGGTTTAAATTTTCCTAAAAAAGAAAAACCATACCAACAAAAGTATATTGTAATAGGACCTAATGCTACGGCAGGATGTAAAGAATGGGTTTACAATTACTGGGTAACCTTAGCTAAATTACTTAACCAACAAGGTTATATAGTTGTAAGTTTAACTAAAAATGAACACATAATAGAGGGTGTAATTAATCACTATGGTCACTCTATAGAAGAAGTAGCTAATTACCTTCACCATGCTGATTTATTTATTGGATTAGGTTCAGGTTTATCTTGGTTAAATTGGGCTATTGGAAAACATACAGCAATGATTAATGGTTTTGCTGAACCCGGACACGAATTTACTAAAAAAATAACTCGAATATTTAAAGAAAATGTTTGTTTTCCGTGTTGGACTAATCCTAATTTTGCGTTTGATGCCGGTGATTGGGATTGGTGTCCTATTTGGAAAGGAACCGATAAACAACATATTTGTCAAAAATCAATCACCCCACAATTAGTTATGTCTAAAATTAAACCTTTATTAAAAAAATAATATTTATAAACATATGGAAAAAAAGTTTTTAACAGAAGAAGAAATAAAAGAATTAAAACAATATACTGACAATAATATTAATTTTATTTATTTATTGGGGCAATTGGAATATCAAAAAATTCTTCTAGAGAAAGATAAAGAAAATATAATTGAAGAAGTTTTAAAAGCAGAAAAAGAAAAAGAAATTTTAAGTCAAAAAATATCTGAAAAATATGGTTCTGATGCTAAAATTGATTTAGAAGAAGGTACTATCACATCATAGTATTTTTAAATTCATGTTATGTTTTTCTATATTTTTTGATTTTTTTGTAATATTTATAACAAAACTAAAAACATAACAAGTACAATGGCTGAAGCATTACTGTCACCTGGTGTATTAGCAAGAGAAAACGACCAATCTTTTCTAACCCAACAACCTATTCAAGCGGGTGCCGCCCTTATTGGTCCCTCTGTAATAGGCCCGGTAAATATTCCTACAATAGTTACCACATATACCGACTTTGTAAATAAATTCGGTTCTACTTTCATCAGTGGTGGTCAAGAATATAGTTACCTTACTAATATATCGGCATTTAACTATTTCTCAAATGGTGGTCAAACTCTTCTAATAACTAGAGTTGTACCTTCTGCTTCAGTATGGACTCCTGCTTATACATTTGCCCAAACTGGTAGCCAAATCTTTAATCCAATTAATACTGCCGGAGGTGCCTTTGTTTTAAAAACAATTTCTGAGGGCACTGTAATGAACAGTTCAGGATCAGAAGATAATCAGGGTGCTTTAATTAGTGGTTCAGCTTATAACTTAAGGTGGCAAGTTACTAACGTTGATACTACAAATGGTATTTTTAGTTTATTAGTAAGGCAAGGTAATGATACAACTAATGAGCCTATTGTTTTAGAAACATGGGCAAACTTATCATTAGACCCAACTCAACCAAACTTTATCTCTAAAGTTATTGGTGATACTTACAAACAAGTAACAACTGTAGGTAGCGATACCTATATTGAAACTGTAGGTAATTACCTTAACCAATCTAGATACGTTTACATAAGTGCTGTAAATGCCCCAACACCAAACTACTTTGATAATGCAGGTATAGCTAAATCAGCCTTTACAGGTTCTCTACCATTAAATGCTAGTGGTTCATTCTTTGGTGCCGGTGGTGATTTATTCTATAGTAATGCTGTAGGAGCTAATAAATACTACAACCAAATTTCTGGATCAAATACACAAGGATTAACGGGTGCAGATTACAATACAGCAATTAGTTTAATGGGTAACAAAGAAGATTATCCATATAATTTAATCACAGTTCCAGGTTTAACAATACAAGATAACACTACCCAAATTACAGCTATAATAAACACTGTACAAAATAGAGGAGATGCGATTGCAGTAATTGATACAACAGCTTATGGAGCTGAAACATCAACAGTAACATCAAAAGCAGGTGCTTATAATTCAAGCTATGCAGCTACTTACTGGCCTTGGTTACAAACATTAGACCCAGGAACCGGACAGATTGTTTGGGTACCAGCTTCAACAATGATCCCAAGTGTTTACGCATTTAATGATAGTGTTGCTGATCCCTGGTTTGCACCTGCAGGCATTAACAGAGGTGGTTTAGATAACGTTATTAGACCTGAACAAAGATTAACTAATGGTCAAAGAAATAACTTATATGTAGGTAATGTTAACCCAATTGCAGTATTCCCTAACACTGGAACTGTAGTATATGGGCAAAAGACATTACAGAAAAAAGCATCTGCACTTGATCGTGTAAATGTTAGAAGATTACTTATAACTGTTAAAGATTATATTTCTCAAGTAGCTAATAACTTAGTATTTGAACAAAATACAATTGCTACTAGAAATGCCTTCTTAGCTCAAGTAAATCCATATCTAACTACGATTCAACAACGCCAAGGTTTGTATGCGTTTAGAGTAATTATGGATGATTCTAATAACACTCCAGACGTAATCGATAGAAACCAATTAATAGGTCAAATCTATCTACAACCTACTAAGACTGCTGAATTCATTTACCTAGATTTCAACGTCCTTCCAACTGGAGCTACATTCCCCGGTTAAAAATTTTAAATAATAATATTTATAATAAATAAATAAAAAGCAAAATGGCAGTATTAGATCCAAACGAAATATTTTTTACAGCATTTGAACCTAAAATCCCTAACAGATTTATTATGTATGTTGATGGTTTTCCATCATACATCATAAAAGCTGTATCTGCTGTTGGATTTGATCAAGCTGAAACTGTTTTAAACCACATTAATGTTTATCGCAAAATCAAAGGTAAAACTAGATGGAACGATATTACACTCCAATTATTTGATCCTATTACACCTTCAGGTGCACAGGCCGTAATGGAGTGGGTTCGTTTACACCACGAATCTGTTACTGGTAGAGATGGTTATTCTGACTTCTATAAAAAGCAAATTAAAATTGACATTTTAGGTCCAGTAGGTGATATTGTATCTGAATGGGTAATTGAAGGAGCGTTTATTAAGTCAGCAACATTCGGTGATTATAACTGGGATACTGATAACGTAGCTATCAATTTAACAGTTACTTTAGGAATGGATTACTGTGTACTAAACTTCTAAAAAAGTTTAAACATTTTACTAAGAGAGCTTGGCTTCGGTCAAGCTCTTTTTTATTTTAATATGTATAATAAATAAAACTAGTTTACGTAAAATTATATCTATGAGTAATATAAATTTTCCTACCGAAATGGTAGATTTACCTTCAAAAGGTTTAATATATCCTGAAAACAATTCTTTATCTTCTGGAAAAGTTGAAATGAAGTATATGACTGCTAAGGAAGAAGATATTCTTTCTAACCAATCATATATTAAAGAGGGTATTGTGTTAGATAAATTATTAAAATCACTAATTGTATCACCAATTAATTATGACGACCTTATAATCGGTGATAAAAATGCATTAATGGTAGCAGCTCGCATCTTGGGCTATGGTGGTGATTATACTTTTACTTTCGGTAATAAAAAATATACTATTGATCTAAGTAAAACTGACAATAAAAATTTTGATGAATCTTTAATTTCTAAAGGAGTAAATGAATTTCACTTTACTTTACCCAATTCAGAAGTACCAATATCATTTAAGATTTTAACTCATGCTGATGAAAAAAAAATTGAAGCTGAATTAAAAGGTCTTGAAAAAATTGGAGGCGAAAATCAAGAATTAAGTACAAGATGGAAATACATTATTACCTCAGTTAATAATAATAGAGATTCTAAAAGCATCAGAGAATTTGTTGAAAACTCATTTTTAGCTCGAGATAGTAGAGCTTTAAGAGATTATATTAGAACTTTTTCGCCAGATGTAAATTTAACTTTTACTACTGATAGCGGGGAGGAGGCTGCTATCCCTATTGGGATTAGCTTTTTTTGGCCTGACCTATGAAACAGCACCTCAAATAAGAGTTAATTTATTTACTCAAATCCATGAAATTATTTTTCATGGTAATGGGGGGTATACTTATGAAGTTATTTATAATATGCCTACTTGGTTAAGAAAATTTACTTTTAACCAAATAAACAATTTCTACCAGCAGCAAAAAGAATCAATGGAAAAATCACAAGGAGGAAATACTACTAATGATTTTTCCATTGATT